GTCCGCACGACGGCTGGGAGTATCCACGGGATTACATAGCCGGAGTGCATGATGGCCTATGACCTGTGCTGTCCTGGCCCAGGGACATACGGAAGTGGATCGGTAGGCCCCGACCTGGAAGGTCCGAAGAGCTGAGGGGAAGATCCCACGAATGGGATTGACCCGGTCTGACAGACAACAGAATACAAGGTAGTACGTTAGCCCGTAGAAAGCAATCGAGGCGACAATGCCACCGTGGTACTGCACTAGAGGCGAAGTCCTAACCGCAATGGACTTCAAGGTTCCTACGCGGAATGTTCCGCAGGTCGACCGAGCGATTGAGGCAGCCTCTCGCTCGTTGGAGGACCTGACATTCCGCTTCTTCTACCCGATGGACGACACTCGGTACTTCGATTGGCCGAACTATCAGCTCAGTCCACCGTGGAGGCTTTGGCTCGACAAGAACGAGCTGGCCGCACCAGCGACCGCGATCCTTTCGGGTACCACGAACATTCCGATTGCGGATGTCAACTTCGAGCCATTCGATTACGGGCCACCGTTCAAGTACATTGAGCTTCGTCGAGATAAGACCGACTCGTTCGGACACAATACCACTCCGCAGCGTGACGTTGCGATCACCGGGACGTACGGATTCTGGACGAAGACGGAGCAGCGTGGAACGTTGGTTGCGGCAATCACGACAACCAACGCGCTGACTCTCACCGTATCCGACGGATCGATAGCAACCGGGGTTGACGTCGGTGACATCCTCGTGATTGACACCGAACGGATGCTGGTCACCGCAAAGACCTGGACCACCAGCGGCCAAACGCAGCAGACGTCCGGAGCCGGAACGGCATCACTAAGCGACCAAGCGCTCTCGGTGGTCGATGGCACGCAGTTCTATCCCACCGAAGTGATCCTTCTCGACTCGGAGCAGATGTACATCACGGGAATCGTCGGTAACGTGCTCACGGTGAACCGAGCCTGGGCCGGGAGCACTCTCGCAACGCATTCCAGTGCAACCATCAATGTCAACCGGCTCTGCACCGTGACCCGTGGCGATCTCGGAACCACGGCCGCGACGCATTTGATCTCGGCACCAGTGAATAGGTATCAGATTCCGGGGCTGGCGCGTTCACTGACGATTGCCGAGGCGATCAACTTTATCGAGCAAGAGACATCGGGGTACGCACGAACGATGGGCTCCGCTGATAACGTGCGAGCCATAAGCGGGGCCGGCCTCCAGGACCTACGCGACCGGGTTTCGGTCCGACTTGGGCGTTCAACAAGGCAGCGTGCGATATGAGCACGGTAAAGGTCAAGATTAGTGGGCCGTTTCTCGACGGTCGTACGGAGACTGAGCTCGCGCGTTTCCGGGACGATGTTCTCAAGACGATCGCTCGCGACGCAGAAAGCACTCTACGAGGACTTGCAGCGAGGAACTTCAAGACACATCCGTCGGGTCGTTGGGAAAGTGAGCTGGCGACGACTCGAAGAGAGAATAGCATGGTCCTGCAGAACCCGGTAATCTATAACGCATGGCTGGAAGGTGAGGGTTCGCGGAACTTCCCGAAAACGCGGTTCCGGGGGTACCGAATATGGCGTAAAACGTACCAGCTGGTGAAAGCGAGTGCGCAGTCAGTAGCTGACGAGAAGCTAAAGAAGTACGCTGATCGAGCTGGAATCGAGATCCGATGACAACTTTCGATGATGCTGCATCCCGAGCACTATTCAACCAGGTTGCGAGCCATGCCGCCTCGCTCGGGCTGTTCGATTTCCCGGTGGCAACTCACGAGCCGAAGAATGCACCGGGAAACGGGTTGTCGTGTTCGATTGTACTGGACACTATCGGACCAGTCCAGAGTAGTGGACTCACGGCCACTTCGATCAAGGTCGTGTTCAAGGTCCGAATCTGGAACTCGATGCTGCAGGAACCGCAGGACGGAATTGACCCGAACCAGCTTGCGGCAGCGACAACGCTGATGAATGCGTACACCGGAAGCTTTACATTCGGTAGTACGGTACGGGAAATCGATCTATTGGGCGAGTTCGGTGACAGCCTGAGCGCGGTTGCGGGGTATATAGAGATCGACAAGCGAATAATGCGGGTGATCGATATCACCCTCCCAGTAATCGTGAACGACGCTTGGACGCAAGGAGCGTGAGATGACCAAGCAATCCGGTATGGGAATGAACTACTATGTCGGTGGCTACGATCTGAGCGGCTTGACAAGCCAGCTCGGATCGATTCACGGCGGCACTGCGACCCAGCAGGATGTCACCGATATCACTCAATCCGCGGTTGCGCGTCTCGGCCTTGCGAAGGACGGCGGTATCACGTGGGTGAGCTACTACGATCCCACGGGCAACGCACACACCCTCCTATCCGCATTGCCGACCGCTGACGAGATCTGCCAGGTGCACGTCAACCCGCTGAATGTCGGGAGTCCGGCGTTTGCGTTGAACTCGAAGCTGATCGGTTACGATCCGACACGCAGTCAGGACGGTTCGTTGACGCTGGCGATACAAGCACTGGCCAACGGTTTCGGCGGAGAGTGGGGCAACGCGCTCACGCCAGGAATCCGGACGGACAGCTCCGCCACCGTTGCGTCAAGCTCCAACTCGTATGACACCGGTGGATCACTGAGCTTCGGTGGACAGCTCTACATCCAGGTGTTCGCTGTCTCGGGTACATCGGTAACGCTGACCCTGTTCGATTCAGCGGACAACAGCTCGTTCTCGTCCGTGTCCGGATTCGCCACCTCCGGTGCGATCGCCCCAGGTGGTGCGCCAACTGCACTGCGGATTGCATCCACGAACTCGACCACAATTCGGAGATACGTGGCAGTCGCGTCATCGGGGACGTTCTCGAATGCGCAATTCGCAGTGATGCTCAACAAGAACCCGATCGCAGGGGTGGTGTTCTAATGACCGTAATCGATCCTAACGGTGGGAACCCGATCAGCCGCATCGAGCCGATAGGTCCGGTACAGGCGTACAAGACGTACGGATATGCGGTCCGCCGACGCAAGGCAACGTGTGCCGAAGTGGACTGTTCGAACTACCTCAACGGCTGGCGCACCATGCTTACGGCCGTCCCGGACCAGGACCGCAGTACGCTCGACAAGATCTATTCGGTAAGGGTCGTTACCGATGATCTGGGTGAGGGATGGCTCGAATTCGCCCCAGGGCAAACGTGCTTCATCGGACTACAGCCATATCCGTTCTGCCACACGTTGCCGTGGGAAGGACACGAGCGATTCATCGTGAGAGGCGGTGACTGGCGAGAAGTTACCTCGGAACCCGTCGTACACACCCGAGCCGATGACTGGGTGGACGACTTCGCAAACCATCAGATCAACCTAGCAGAAAGGCTCGACCGTGGCTAAGTCAACTGGCATGGCCCAGACCACCCTACAGGTGGGTGATTCGTCCAACGCCGTACAAGATATTCGTACCGACGTCACGAACTGGAACGTCTCGACCCCCCGGAACACGCAGGACGTCACCGGCGTGGACAAGAGCGCGATTGAGCGGCTGGCCCTCCTCGCCGACTTCTCGATCAGCGTCAACGGAGTGTTCGACCCGGGCTCGAACCTGGCCCACGTCGTGTTCAGTACCGTTCCCAGCACCTCGGTCAACCGGGCCGTGCTCATCACGATCAACGGCAAGAACCTGAACATGGGCGCCACCGGTGCGGGTAACGGAGCGGTGCTGTTCACCGACTACCAGGTCACCCGTCCGCAGGACGGCTCGTTGACCTACGCAGCTCCGGGAGTCGGCTCGACCGGCACCGTTCCCACTTGGAGCTAAGCAATGGGCTTCAAGCGTGACCCGAAGCAGTATCGGCTCAAGTGGGCGGAGGGACACGAGTTTTACGGTCTCGAAGTAACAATGCGCTCACTTCCGATCAACGAGTTCCTCCAGATGACGGAGCTCACCACGAAGGACGCTACCGACGTACGAGCGGCGCAAGAGCTGTTCCGTACATTCGGCTCAGCTCTCTTGGACTGGAACCTGGAGGACGAGAAGGATGAACCAGTCCCGGCAACGTACGACGGGGTCATCGCGCAGGATCTCGACTTCATCATGGCCATCGTGATGGCGTGGATGACCGCACTATCCGAGGTGGCGCCCCCTTTGCCGCAGAGCTCGGACGCTGGAAATCTGCCGTCGGTGGCATCACTTCCGATGGTGACATTGCCGTAAAGCCCACCGAGCTAATTCGAGTCGAGACGATACTGGGACTGTGCGACAGGTTCCACTGCACCCCGGATGTGGCGGAAGCAATGGACGTCAGCGTGCTGAGATTGCTAATGATCGAGCACCTAGGGAAGCGAGAGGAGCGGACGGACTATGACGGTTAACGTTATCGAATTCGTCACCAAGTTCGGTACCGATAAAGCTTCCCTTGCTGCCGCCGAAGCTGAGGCCGAAGTTGCCGGTAAGACAATCGGTGAACGATTCCGTAAGTCACTGGGCGACCAGGTCTCGAAGGGTCTCAGTGGTAGCGGACAGCGACTAGGTTCAATCGGAGGTGGACTAGGAATAATAAGTGGCGTCGGTGGAGCGCTTGGGGGAGCCGGTCCACTTGCCGCAGCCGGTGCCGGTCTGGCCGCATTCGGTGCGATTGCGGTACCGATTCTCACGAAGGTTCACGATGCACAAACGAAGTTGACGGCGGCACAGCTCCAGTACGCCAAAGCCACCACTGCGGCCGGTCGGGCGTCAGCACTCAAGGCCGAGCAGCAGGCCACCGAGGGTCTCACCGGATCGCAGAAAGCGATGATGCAGACTCTCGCTCAGGCCAGCAAGCTCTGGGACAGCCTCGAGAACGCACTGAGTCCCATCGTCGGAAGCGTACTTAAGCTGGCCGTAACGACCGGCAAGGATCTGATGCCGGCGATTACGATGCTGGCGAAGTCGGGTGCTAGTGTCATCACTTCGTTTCTCGTTCCGTTCGACAAGTTCCTGCAATCGAAGCTCTTCGCCCAGTTCGTCGGGATGATGGCACAGTTCGCCGTCCAGGTCGGAAGGCTGGTTGGCCCGCAGCTCGTCCAGCTCCTTAAGCTGTTCACGCAGCTGTTCATCCAGATCTTGCCGTCCGGGATGCAGATCCTCACGGTACTGATCCCGTTGATCGTACAACTGTTCGGTGACCTCGTTCCGGCTATCGTGGTCATCGCAAAGGTAACTGCGGCAGTTCTCCAGTGGCTCGTGCAAACGCGCCTCTTGAAGCCGGTCTTGCTCGGTCTGATACCGGTGATTATGTTGCTGGTCGGATCCACCGGTATAGGTTCAATCCTCATCGCGCTCAGCCTACTGATTGCCGGGATAGTGGAGGTATCGCGTAACTGGAAGAAGATCTGGGGCGACATTAAGAAGTGGACGAGCGACGCCGTCGACTGGATTACGAATAGCTGGGGAAAGTACCTCTTCCCAGGTCTATACCTGATAATCAAGATAGCTGAGTGGACTCGCGACCACTGGAAGACGATCTGGGAGGTAAT